CTCAGTCCGCGAGCACTAGCCGCGCCGTACCTTCCAGCGTCGCGCGCTCCGTACCTTCCAAGACGAGCTGCTTCGTGTGCCGGACAAACCGGCCGGTGAGCACCGTGAACCCGCCGGCATCCGGGGTGTACTGGTCCCACGTCACAGGGACCCAGGTCCCTCGGTACGCATGATGGACTCCGGCCGATGAAATATACGCAAGCATGCCGTCTGTCGCGGTCAAACCGTCTCGCTGGCCGAAGGTCATCGGCTTGGTCAAGAACGCCATCGGCGTACCGTTGAAGGAAGCCTCAAGGCTCACACTCGGCGTCGGAGCAACCGCATTGCCGAACACCGCTTGTCCTTCGTGGCTCAGGGCGGCGTTCGCACCAGTCGAAAGGAAGGACCGGCATGTAGTTCCATTGTTGATGTTCGTACTGAACGCGGTGTGATTCGTTACGGTTCCTGCTATCGTCATGTTTCCAGCGCTGAAATGGGTGAAGCTCAAGAGGGTAACACTCGCTGGAACAGCCGCCGGGGCCGATTGAAAGCTGAGTCCGGTGCTGTCTAGCAGCAACGAGCCCACACCGATAGTGCCGCCGCCAGTGTTAGACCATACAGGTTGCGCCGTATATCCAACGTATCCGGTGCCAAGAGTACCAGCTGCGGTGTTCCGCATCGTGGGGGCGGATCGAAAGCTAACAGAGATCGGCAGCTGTCCGACCGTGATGTCGAGGTTCTGTTGAATATGGTCGTCTCGAAACAGCTGCGGAACCCCTGTGACTAGGTTATCCGCCGTGTAGGTAAGAGCGCCAGTAAAAGCCACGCCAGTGATGCGCGATCCAACCGCACCCGCCCCATGCGTCAAGCCCGAAGGCCATAAGCTGATACCTAAAGCCCCACCAGTGCCATAGTCTTTGGACGTGCCAGCCACAACCATAGTCGTCGCGCCGGCCATCACCTCCACCAGCTGATTCGTCCCGTCATCGACCATCAAAAGGTCGGTAGGGTTGACCCCTCCGCCCCGAATGTGAACGATGTGGCTTGGCGTTCCGATGTTGAAACCGACTCGATCAACACTCACATCGGCGAAGATCAAATCACCAAAGGTGTCACCGCGCACCCGAAAATCGTGAGTGGCAGATTGAGAGTTGTTCACTATGGTAGCAGTTTGTGTGACACGAAAGTAACTATTCACCCCTCCTGGAGAGGCATCAAGCAAGTCAGATGTTCCCTCAACGATATGCACCGCCGCTGTAGGGCCTAACGCCACTCCCGTTCGTTCGAATCGCACTCCAGTGCCAGTGATTCGCACCTGTTCTATGTCGTTGTTGTATAGACTCATGAACCCCGTGTTGTCGTAGGATACACGCCCACGATTAGGGTTCGTTCGTGTTCCAAGGTGCAACGAAGCGATGCCAGTTGCCCCAGCAACCACAGAAATTGCGGCCGAGTCACCCGCCACATCATCGGACTGAAACAACGCCACGACTTCAGCGGTTGGTGTTACTACTCCGCCCGAACCGATCACCGCATGTATACGGGATTCTGGTACGTTCGTGCCTACACCGAAGAAGTTGGCGGCGTTATTGTAAAATAAGCTGCCGTTGTCCTCGTTGATCCGGAAGCCCGGCCCCATGAACAGGACGGACCCCTGCTGGAACGGCGGCAGCGTGCCCCGGCTGTGCCCCATCGCCCCGAGCATCATGCGATGTACCCGATGAAGGCGACGCCTTCGCCGTTCACGTCAACGTCCACGTACACGTCGTCGAGGTTGTTCGTGAAGAGGAACACCCAATCGAGCGGGTAGAGCACGATCGTCTGCGCCCCGGCGTTACCGATGGAGACGAAACTCGTGTTGGTGCGGAGGGCCTGGATCAGCACGCCGGCAACCGCGGTCGAGGCCGCAAGAACCTCGGGGGTTACGGCGAGCGCGACGGTCTTGGTGCCCGGCGAGAGGCTGGTGTTCGGCGTGATGGTGACAGCACCACCGCCTCCCCCGCCGCCCGACGTGACGACGGTGCCGTCAGCGAGGACTTTGATCGGACGGAGGACGCCGGTAGCGTCTCGCCCGAATGCGGGATAGCCTTGGTCTGTCCCCGGAGGAACAGAGATGTTGGCACGCGAAAGGGACACGCGGTCCTCTACGCAAGCTGGCTGATGCGGTCACGGAAATCCTGGATCTGCGCAGCGAGTTGGTCGCGTTGTGCGGCCAGCCCGGCGACTTCATCCCGGAGGCGGGTGACCGTCTCCAGAGCCTTCGCAGCTTCCTTCTCCACCACGTCCTTGTCGGCCTCGGCCGCGCAGAGGATGGCCTCAGCGTCCTTGGCTGCGGCAGCCACTATCGCTGCCGCCTGCTTCGCTCCGGCCTGAGAAGCCTCCGCAGCCTGCGCCTCATGAGCGCGGACGCGCGAAAGAGACTTCTGCTCCACATCGACGATGTTCCTGGCAACCTTCTCTGCTTTCGCGTTGAGGTCGTTCACCGTCTTGCGAAGCTCCTGCTCGTAGTTCTCCAGGCTCACCAGCGATTCGAGTACGTCAGCCAGCTTGACTGTCGCCTTCGCCTGGCGGGCGAGGGGACGGAGCACTTCGAGAGCTTCCTGAATCAGCGCCATGTTACTCCGCCTGGCACACGAGCACGACGGTTACCGAGGTGACGGCAACCGAGGCGCGCGGCCGAACCTTCTGCGTGTTCTCTTGGATCTTCTCGCCGCCGGCCGTGGTGAAGGAGAGGTTGTTCCCCTGGCCGTCCGTCAGCGTGAACCAGGTCACGCCACCGTCGTTCGATCCTTCGATCAAGATGGTGCCGCCCCCGAATGTGCCGAAGACCTGGACGGACTTCGTGGGGTACTGCGGCGCGGTCTCCGGAAAACCGTCGTCGGTGCCGGTGACCACCCAGGTCGTCTTGATGACGCCCGGCGCGATGGCGAGATTCTGACAGGTAACCGTAGCCATGGGTTACTCCCGGTTCGCCGGACGACCCCGCTTCTTCCGCGGGACTCCCTGCTCGTCGAGGACCACGAAGCCCTCGGCGTCGATCTCGTAGTTGCCGCGAGGAAGCTGCTCGGGGCGCAGCCGGACTGGAGCGACCGGCGCCGATTGCGCTGCCGGCCGGATGTGCGTCTTGGCGAGGTGGTCGGCGTACTCGCGGCCCGGCCCCTCGTAGGTGCAGAACTCGCACTGCCGGTACACGTCGCCCTCGAAGTCCACCGCGGGCGTGAACGGGAGAGCGGTGGCCTGGTCCTTGCACTCGGCCGGAACTTCGGACTCGGGGATCTCGTTGCCGCCGTCGTCTACCCAGCGACCATCGAGGAAATGCAGCTTGGGAAAGCCAGACCGAATGAACGTGATGAGGTTGTGAATCTTCCCGAGCCGCGCTTGAGGCAGGCCCATCGGACCCGTCTCAACTGTGTACTCTTGGACCTTCTGTCCCTGCATGGGAACTCCTTTGGCGTCGGATCGCTCCGGCACCGATCAATACCCTTCGACCTCGACCCTGATGGTCTGCGCGGCGATGGCGAAGTCATCGACGATCTCGGAGAGACCCTCGGGACCGGCCTGCGCCGTGCGAACCTCGAAGCCCGTCAGGGCGGGGGCTGTCTGACTCTTGTTCCACTCCCACACGTAGTTGGTGCCCACGGCGGTCTTGGTGCGACCCAGGACCTTCAGGTTGAGCACCACGGTCGGGCACCCGAGCTTCTCCTTGGTCAGGGGAATGCCGGTGTCCTGCTCGTAGGTGAGAGCGCCGTCGCCGAAGGCCACGTCGAATTGACGGACGGTTCCACCGCGGGGGCTGTTGCGCACGGCAACTCCGCCAACCTCGGTGTAGGCCACGTTTGCTGCGAGAATATCAGCCATGGATTCTCCTTGCGAAAGCGGGGGAGAGGTTTGCACCCCTCCCCCGTTTCAGTCAGTGGCCTACGATGCGATCTTGGTGATCGGAGACTTGGCCTTTGCCCCAGGGTCCGGCTGTCCGTTCTCCCGGAGTACCACCCAAGCTCGGAAGGCTCCGCCCGCCGCACCAGCGGCCTGCGTGACCTCCACGTAGAACTTCCCGCCCTGTGGCACGACGTACGGAACGTCGAGGTCAGACGAGAGGAAGCGCGCACCGACAGCCACGCACTGCGCAGCGGTCGGCGTTCCATCAGAAGCACGGGCGTCAGCAACCGTGATCTCCGTGCTGTCCTTCGGCAACGTGAGAGTCGCAACCGTCGTGGTCGTACCCCCTTCCGTATCGACCACCTTGAGTGCGACGATGCAATGCGTCGCATTCGCGTTGGTCAGGGCCTCGGTGAGCGAAACCCCGAACGCTTCGAGCGCCCCACCGTTGGGGCAGTGAATCGAACCGTTCGCCACGGTCACGGCCTTCGGGACACCGCTGGTGGTGTCGTCGTCTTGGACGATCTCACTCGGCTTCAGAATGGCGGCGGCTGCCTCCACCTGAACGTCCGGCGTTCCAGCGCCCGCGGACGTGAGGCCGAAAAAGTTGATCGTTCGACGCGGATCTGTGTACATGGTGTTCTCCTTCCTTCTCCTTGCCGCTTACGCGGAGGTGACGTGAATGACCCGGCACTCGCCCGCATTGGCGGTGTTCCAGACCAGGCCGAAGGCGAGGACACCGTACCACGCAACCGACTTGGCACGACCGAAGTCGGCCGGCTGCGCTGCACGAAGCTCGGGGCTCACCGCCTCCGCCATCACCACCGCATCCTCCCCGAAGATGACCGCCTCACCGATGCTGTTGGTACCCTTGGCGTTGCTCAGAGCGTTGGCGTGGTTCGTCTCGACGAACCGGATGTTCTCGATCCGACCGACCTCGAAGTTCGCCTTCGCCTCGGGGTTGGTGTAGATGTGCCACTGCTCCCATGCCGGGTCACGCCGGATGCCCCGGAGCGCCTTCGTGGCCGCGATGCCCATGTAGTTGTTCCCGTCCCACGGGGGCGTGAGCAGGGTCGCGTACAGGTAGTCGCGGATCTCCTCGCAGTGGAACACGTTGAGGTTGGAGGTCGCCGTGGCCGGCGTGCCGTTGGTGGTGATCGTGGCGGCACCCGCACCCTGCGGCGCGTACTTCACGAGCGTGCTCTTGAAGCCAGTCGCGGCCATGGTGTCCAGCACCAGGGTCTTCTGGCTCATGAGCCGGCTCTGGATCGGGTTCTCGATGTCGTACTCGCTCAGGTCCTCGGAAAGCGAGGTGTAGGGAACCGCGCGCCCGATCTCCTGCACCGTGATCGACACAGTGCTGAGAGCGAACACGTCCTCGGGGATGCGGTTCAGCTCGGTCAGGACGGCGGAAGTGGGCTCCGCGATCGTCGAGACACGGGTCAGGGTGATCGACTCACCCTTCTTGCGGCCGAAACCCTCGACCCCTCGCACGAAGTCCATGAACTTCGAGTTTTCGAGGGCCTTCATGTAGAGCTTGCGGCTCAGGGCATGGTTCTTGTACGTGCCTGTCGGCGCGTCGAACGTCCATGAAAACGGAGCGGGCATGGTGGTGGTCTCCTTGGGTTACCGTGGAGACTGGGGGATCGCAGTCCGCGAGCCGCCTCGTGAGAACGCCTCGGCAGCGGCCTTGCGCCGCTCCTTGAGAGCCGCCGAGAGAGACTGCGGACCCTCTTCCTGCTTCCTGGCGGGACCAGCCTGCGCCTGTCGGCGGGTGCTGCCTTCCAGTACCGGAGGTTTCGGGGTCCGAGCCTTGATTTCCGGCGCTTGGCCGGTGATGCGGCTGAGGCGTTCCTTGGCGAGTCGGCCGAGTTCCTTGAAGCCGTCTTCCACGGAGAGTGATGCGAGAGAGTCCATGTTCTGCGCCATCACCGCATCCACGATGTCTCGGTTGTCCCGAAGTATCGTGTTCTCGGGGAGGGCATAGAACCGGTCGCAGTGAGTCTGCCACGCGGCTTTGCGGGCGGTCTCCTGCGCTTTGGCTGCCTCGGCCTGCTCGTACTCGACTCGGAGTTCCTCGCGTCGCGCGTCTTCCTTCGCCTCTAGGTGGGCGATCAGCTGACGCTGGTGCTCTGCGGGGTTCTCGATTGCCAGGTCCGGATCAGGGGCCTTCGGCAGCTCGGGCTTGGTCTCAGGCTTCTCACCACCGGCCGCACTCGTGCGCGCAGTCTCCAGGCGGGTCAGGCGTTCCCGCACGCGCTGAAGTTCAGCACCGTGCGTTCCGTCACGCCGATTGATCTCCCTGGTGAAAGCGTCCGCGATGTCTTTCGGGGCTCGATAGGTCCTGCCGTCCAGCGTGATCGTGCGCTCTTCGGGGGCCGCAGCCTCCGTGTCGGCACGCTCGCCCTCGGGCTGGTCATCGGACGGCACATCACCAGCCTGCCGGGCTTCGAAATCCTCGGCGGAAACGGCCGGATTCGGGTTGAAGCCGGTCATCAGGTCCGCGTCGGTAACTTTTTCAGGCATCGTTCGTCCTTTCGGCGGATTCCCCGTCGTCAGATTGCGCATGCAGCTCGTCGGCCGCTTTCTGCGCTCCCGTCACGTCGTCTTTCAGCTCTTGGTGGTATCGGCGGAGGGCGTTCGCGCACGCGATGTGCATGAAGGCCCGGTCTGGCGTGAGGAAGCCCCCACGTAGCTCGTTTTCCGCCCCCTCCAAGATCGCCAAGCGGCGACGATCCAGGTCAAGTCCAACACCAAGACCCAGGACTTGCTGGGCTCGGGACCCTTTTTCCAGGGCAGCTGTGATTCGGTCAACTGACTGTTTCTCGGGCTGCTCGAATGGGCCTGGCATTGGCACCCTCCAAGATAGCAGACCGCATAGCAGAACGCAAGGCCCGCGGGCTAACTACCGAGGATTTCTCGGGCCTCGGCGCCCGTGTCCACCAGAACGAAGCCCTTTCGGTTGGCCTGGTCGAGTTCCTGGGCCAGGGCGACCATCACGTTGAAGGCGCCGCCGAGGGCCTGGACGATGAACTTCAGGCGCGGGTCGAAGCGCTCGATTTCGTCGTCCCGAGGCCGGTTGTTCTTGAACCATGCCTGAGCCTCACCGGCCACGTCGAGGATGTGTCGCATCTCGTCCTCCGAAAAGTTGCGCGCCCAGCCGGGATTCTTCCGAACGGCCTGGGAGAGCTTGATGATCGTCTGGTGGACCTTCATGGCGGCGTCCACGATGAGCCGCTCGACGGGCTGGGAGAGGTCGTAGCGCTCCTGCCAGTAGTTGAACCAGGTGTGCCACTCGATTGCGCGCGGCAGAGCGGCCGAGGCACCGAAAAACCAGTCGGATTCGTTGCCGCGCTGGCTCACGCGAACCTCCCGTCTCGGATTCGGCGCCGTTTCATCGCCTGGGTGAGCGATTTCGGCCCGGCGTCGTCCTCGTAGGGCTCGCAGTGGTCCATGTCAAGCTCGATTCGGTCGTCGTACTCGTTCGAAGACACCGATGAGACCTTCCCGCGGACCTTGAAGCCCTGCTTGGCGCCCACACGGGCCTTCCGCATCAGTTTCCGGGCCATCCGGCCGCTGATCGAGGCCCGATTCGGTGCCCGGTGCTCGACGAGGGCCTGGTTCAGAGCCTTACTTCGGCGCGTAGCCATTCGCCAACTCCCCGAAGAGCTGCTTCTTGCGCTTCCGGCGGTATCCGCCCGTGCTTGTGAGCCGCCCTTCCCGTTTCATGTTGAGCGCCATCGCCACGGCCTGCTCCTGGGGCTTGCCTTCGTGGACGAGGTGCGAGATTTTCTTCGACACAGCGCCCTTTCGGGCCTTCTTCTTGCCGTGTGGCATCAGAGTTGTCCTCCTCGGAAGCCTGTCGGGTTCGCCGGGGCCATGGACTGCTCGATCGTGCTGCCCGCGCCGCCCGTTCCCATGGTGCCGGGCGCGGTCGGGGTACCTGGCGTGGGTCCACCTGGCCCGGTTCCCCCTCCCGTGATGCCGCCTGCGGGCAGTGGACCTGCCTCTGGCGGCGTTATCCCGGCGTTGACCGGCGGGATCGAGTACCCACCGGGCTTCTTCTCGTAGCGTTCGGGCGCGAGGCGCATCGCACGCATCATGTCTTCGAGGTACGGCACCACGTCGTACTTGGAATCGAAGGCCATGAGCAGTGCCGGATTGACACCGAGGCTCTGGAGGAAGGTCGTCAGGCGCGCGAACATCTCCTGGCTTTGCGCCAGCTGGCGGAGGCCCTTCACGTTGAAGCGCACCGCCTGCGCCATCATGACGAAGCGCTCGGCCGAGGTCATGGACTGGAGCACCAGGGCGCGTTCCGGGCCGACGATCTGCACGACCTCGGGCTCCAGGAAGTCGTCCACGTACTGCCAGAGCGTCATCCAGCACAGCTCGACGATCGGCACGACGTAGTTGCGTTCGATGAAGGACGAGAAGCCACCGAAGAGCCCTTGGCTAGCCTGGTTGGCGAGCGTCACCTCGGTTGCCTTGGTCTGGCGCACCGGTAGGTTGCCCTGGGCGGTGTCGGGGAGCGCGGTCGCGGTCTGGAACTGCGCCGACTTCTGCCGCTGCATCTCGATCGCAAACTGCGGCATCGAGCCGTCGTCCACGCGCTCCAGGAACTTGTCGGTGGGCTGGGCGCCCTCCTTCAGCTTGCCGGTGTACCCCTGGGGCACGCCGTCGTCGATCTCCTCCGGGTTCTCCAGGAGGTCGGGCCGGCACTGCCGGATGCCCCACACCTCGGCGATGGCGCCGTCAAGCATGAGGTTGTCCAGCTCGTTCATGGCGCGGGCGACCGGGACTGCATGATCGGCGAGCGCCTTGTGGTTGGTCGAGAGGGGCACGCGCAGGATCGCGCCCTCGACGAAGGGGCGCCGGCCGTGCCAGAACGGGTTGGGCGTGGGCTCGCGTAGGAACTGCCGGTCCGAGGTCGTCGTGAGCAGCTGGTTCGGCGGGAGCAGGCGCTTCCCGTCGCGGAGGTCCACCACGTCGCCCCACACCTCTCGGATGCGCGGCGCGTAGAAACCGGAGTCCCCGGTGTCGGCGAGGTCGCTGCGGCGGCGCTTCTCGTAGTCCGGCGTGGTCCCGCCTGCGTCACCGCCCCCGCGGTTGTTCACCAGGCTGTCGATCACGTCCGGATCGTAGTCGGGGTTGTCACGCAGGGCCGTGAGGGTCGTGCTCTTCTCGTGGATCGTGTAGAGGCCGTAGCCGGTCACGTCGGGGTAGTAGTCTTCCCACGGGATCAGGTCGATGGCGAGGCGCAGCATCGGCACCTCGACCGTCTGGACCACCGTGTCGAGCTGCTGGTAGTCGCTCATGTACTGGCCCAGCGGGTTGCCGGACTCCAGCATGTAGTTGAACCGGTTGCAGCGGACAGCGTAGACCTTCGCGCAGGCGATGGCCTCGATCAGCCACATCTTCGCCGAGTCGCTCATGACCGTGGCGAAGTTGTGCGCGGTGTCCACCATATCGCCCGGCTGGTAGAGGCGCTCCAGGTAGAACAGGAGCCAACGCCGGATGGTGACCGGATCGAAGGCGGCGGGGCCGATGCCGGGGTTCACCACGTCCACCCAGTCCTCGGTCTCGGCGAAGGGCTGGCCGAAGAGGTTGGCGATGCGCTCGATCGCCATAGGGAAGTCCGGCATGAAGTCCTTGGACTGGTGCTTCAGCTTGTGCGACCAATCCTGCCGGCCGTGGTAGTAGTCCCAGTTCTCCTTGTTGCGCGACATGCGCGGCCACCGAGCGGTGTGGGACACACGCCGGTAGCTGTCGAGCACGTCATGGATCGCGGACTCGCTGCCGAGTTCGCCCTGCGCGTTGTAGGAGAGGAGCGGTTGCTTCAGCACGTCAGCCATTCGAGACTCCAAAGGCGTAGCCCGCCTGCTTCATGGGGCGGGACGACGGTCGTCGATGGCTCGCAGCAACCCGCGAAGCCGGTTCACGATAGTGGGCCATGTACCCGAACCCGTCAGTCCAGCTGGTCCGGCGGAAGTAGGGGTCTTTCTTGTTCGTGGTCTTCTTGATCTTGCCCTGCTTGTCGCGGAGCACCTGTTCGAAGTCCGCGATGGTCTCGGTCATGGTCGGGACCAGCTCGACGCGCGAGCGCCCGTCCGGACCGCGCAGCAGGGTGTTCACCGAGTTGATGCGGTCCTGGATGTTCGGGTTCGCTTCCGGGACGAACATCCGGACGCCTATGTTGGCGCCGCGCATCCCCTCCATGAGCAGCGCGTAGTTGGAGCGCCCCGTCTGACCGCGGTTCTTGCCAGTCGCGTCGCCATACAGCCAGACCTCGGCGCCGTGGGCCGGGAAGATGCGCCGGAACTCCTCGGCCATCTGGAGCGGGCCGGCGTCGGTCTCGATCGTGATTTCGGCCAGGCCGCGGTAGATCGGCCAGCCGCGCTCGTTCTGGAGTTGCCAGACCGTGCTGCCCATCGGCTCGACGTTGAAGTCGATGCACCAGAGCAGCGGGATGCGCCAGTCGAGGTGCCGGACACGGGAAAGCGCCGGGTTCACATGGATGTTGCGGGTGAAGGGCGGGTAGGCGCGTACGCCGCCCGCCACGCGGAGCAACTCGCCGTTAAGGCGAATTCGCCGCTCGATCGAGCCATCAGGGAACAGGGACTCCAGGCGCGCGATCTCATCGGGGAGGAGGTACGGGTTATCGTAGATCGACGCGGTGAACACGTCGAGCCGGTCGCGCAGCTGCCCGTCGAGCCACGGCTGGAACTTCTTGTCGTAGAGCCAGCTGACGTTCTCGACGTTCTGGCCCTCTTCCGGCAGCAGGGTAGCCGCACCGCGAATCCACAGCTTGCGCCCGGCCTCGATCCGGATGGAGCACTCGTTGTAGACCGACTCGGTGGGCGGCTCGTCGAAGACCACCATGTCCTTGCCGACGCCGTAGAAGCTCGACTGGCCCTGGTCGCAGGACTTGAAGCCGATGATCGAGCCGTTCTTCAGGCGGAGGACGTTGTTCGTGGCGTTCCAGCCGTGCTGCCGGACCTCGTGCGGCGGGATGAAGGGACGGTGCGCTCCGGGCGGCACGTAGCCGTTGTCGAAAATCTTGGGCTGCATGATGTCGCGCGACATGGGGAACGTCGGCGACACGACCCACACGGAAACCGAGCGGTCGTAGGTGACGATGCCGCTGGGATTGTACGCGCCCTTCGGGTTCGGATTACCGAAGCGGGAGAAGCCGGCGACCACCGCGGCCACCACGTCGGACTTGCCGATGCGGTTGGCGCCCGTGTACCACGCCTCGTCCTTGGTGCTCTCGATGAATCCGGTCTGGCCTCCGCCCACCTGGGAGCGGAACGGCTCGAAGGCGAAGAGCGGGTCGGAGCCCCGGCGCTTCTTCAGCTCCTCCGAGGCGAGGTAGGCGTAGACGAGATTCGACCGGCTCATGCGCAGGGGTAGTCGAACCCGAGCCCGTCGTCTTCAGGGTCGGGACCGGGCGGGGTGTGGTTTCCTACACGTACGTCCATCGCTCACTCGGCGGGCAGGTACAGGAGCACGGAAAGTACGACTCAGCGATCCAGTAGGCGGCGCCCAGGATCATCGTCGCCACGGCCAGCCCAATCAAGCACAACCGAAAGAACGAGCACAGCAACGAGGAGAGAAAGGAACGCGAGCCAGAGCGCCTCCGCGACGACGGTTGCTGCCACTCGGATAGCACGACGGGCTACTTCCCCGCGGCTGCGCGGACGGCTTCGGCGAGTTGGGCGTCCGAGAGGTCCCGCACATCCGGCCGGCTGTCGGCGCCCCCGGCCACGAAACTCCGGAGCCGGCTCGCCTCGTCGAGAATCTTCGTGAAATTCAGTGCCACGCGGGCGTACTTTTCCAGCCATTCGATCTGGCGCTCGGCCTGCACCATGAGGGCGGCGTCCTGCACGTCGGGGTTGGCGAGCATGCGCTCGACCCGGAGCCGAATCTCGTTCAGCTGGGGCTCCAGGGACCCGCGGACGCGCTCTACGTCGGCGATGACCGTGGACAGGCGCTCTCGGGCGGCGGCGATGACGGGATCGAGGGTTTCGGCCTCGTAGCCGCAGTTGGACGGGCGGGTGGCTTCTCCCATGTGCCCCATCATACCCTATGCGAAATGCGGAGTAAACCGAGGGATTTCCCGGAGCCCTCCACGGTTCATGAACCGTGAACGCCCCGCGCGAGCGCTCCCCCGCGGGGGTAAGTCCTTCTACTACGTTTCCGCCGTGCGAACCTATGGTAGGGACCAAGGTTGACGTTCTCACTGTCCGGGGGTTGCCGTCTGCTGTGCGGTCTGCTGTGCGGTTTGCTTTGCGATCCGCTATGTTGCACAGCGTTTGCTGTGCGGTCTGCGCATACGCGAATAGCATTTCTTGTGCCAGCACAGCACCCCCTACTGCATACCCTACTGTGTGTGCTTCGGCGACCGACAAAGCAGAACGGCTAGTGTTGCAGGATTGACGCCGATGGCAAGAATGCAACGGTTTACCAGCTAGAAAGCCAGCAAATACGTAGGTTCGGCCTGGTACGCCGATTGCTTCCTTACCTGGCAAGCGCTGCGAACCGAACCGGGGCAAGCCACTGGCGGCCCGTGCTACGATGGTTCGGCAAGCGGCGCCCGGAGGCTGACCGATCCTCCGCTCCTCCTGGCAAGGCGCGGCGACGAACCGCATCCCTACCAGGCGACGACGTAAGCGGGCGCCCGCGGCCCGTACGGAAGCCGGCGGATCTTCGAACCGGCGACACTCAGGCAATGCTGGCCTGCTATGCCGTGGTCTGGTAGCTGACACTACGAACGGCACGGGCGCAACGTAGCAGGCGACACTAGGCAAAGCTGGCATCCTGTCAACCGGTAGCAAGGCCAGCGGGGCACGTAGCCCGCTGGCTTAAGGTACCGGTTGGTACTAGGAGGTAACACGCATGTTTGACTTGAACGTATCGTGCGCGGTTGGTGACAACGATCACCACGGCCGGACCGTGCTCTGGTTCGACTGCCAGCCGAACACGATCACCAAAGGCGACTGCGCTGTGGACGTGCTCACGTTCCAAGGTGGGCATGTCGTGGTCACAGCGTACCCGTGCAAAGCTCACCACGCTGAGTGGTGCGCAGCTGAGCACGGTCCCGACTGCGAGTGCTTCCACTGGGAATCCTGACCGATCCGACTCGGCAGCTAGGACGCCTCGGGTGAGCGGGGCGTTCGCTGGTGTCATGTCGGCACCAATCAGCTACCGGGAGGTTGACATGGTGAATCTTGAGCGAGTTCAGAGGTGGGTAGACGCGCTCGAAAGCGGCGAGTTCAAGCAGGCGCGCGAGAAGCTGACCGGAGAGTCGATCGACGATCCGGAAGAGAGCGGCTACTGCTGTCTCGGTGTCCTGTGCGAGCTGTATCGCCGAGATCATCCCCACACTTCGAGGTGGAACGGAGACATTTTTGTCTCCTACGGCATCAACGAGTGCGGGGAAGAGGTCGCGTCGAGTAGCTCGGAGACTCTCACCGAGCAGGTTTCGCGGTGGGCTGGCTTCTCCAATAGCAGCCACGACCGCAACCCGATCCTCTTCGGCCTAGATACGGCGAGCGAGCTGAACGACATTCGGAAGTTCAACTTCCGAGAGATCGCCAAGTTCGTACGCCAGAAATTCCTCGGGACTCCGGCTGCGGAGTGACCAGTTGGGGCGCCCTTCGGGGCGTCCCGAGGTGTTCACTCCCGAACACCAAAAACGCTACGGAGGTTGACAATGGGTGTTCGTATCGAGACGGTGCGTGCGAAGCTCGGGGCTCGGCTCCTGGACATTCTCAAGCCGGGCTGGGCGAGCAAGATCGACTTGAGCCGACTGGATCTTGGCAGCTGCGATGCCTGTGTTCTCGGGCAGCTGTTCGGCAACTACTCGGTCGGTGCGGAGGTCGTGTTCGCCATGCGCAAGGAAGAGGGCTCCTGCGCCGTGGACACCGCGGCGGCGGAGTGCGGGTTCTTCCTGCCCTACGAGGGCGGTGTCCTAGGACAGCGGTATCGTCCGCTGACCGACGCCTGGAAGCG